GTTGCTTCTTGGGAACAAGAAATTGAAACTATTCAAGAAGAGATTGAGGCATTTAATGCCATCACAAAGATATAACCGAGTTAAAGGGTGAGATTGAATTAGTAGCGCCGTACATCTGCTTGCAGATTTACATAGACTTCGATAGGAAACTATCTTATAAGACATGATGCTTAGATACTGATTTTGATTTTGCGCCTTAAGATTTAAAATTCAAAGTTCAAGAAAGGTAAAACTTAAACCTTAAGACTTTTCAGCGAACATTTAATTTTACCCTACGTCGGTTTAAAAACAGATAGTCAGGTGGCGGAATTGGTATAGTCACTGGGAGGTTCCGTAGTCGGAGTAATAAATCACACCTTATAACCTTCTTACCAACAGGTTCGAATCCTGTCCTGACTACCAACACTAATGCAGGCGGCATACCTTTAGGGTAAGATGAAAGTGAAGTCTAGTAGCAAGTAGTCTTATTACTGGCAAGCAGGGTTTGTAGAGTACCGTTAGTAAGAAACTCTACATCTTGGACCTTTAGCTCAGTTGGTTAGAGCAGCGCTCTCATAAAGCGAAGGTCACAGGTTCAAGTCCTGTATGGTCCACAATATGTTAATACTCTTAATAGGGTTGCAGGTTTGTAATCTAATTATCTCAATCCTACTTTATAAAAAATTTAATAAACCTAAATCAGAAAGTAAGCAATTATTGAAAGGTTAGTAAGTCATATTTATAATATATGGCTACCTATTCGGTTAATGTTACACAATCTTTTTCATTTTTCCCTAACAACCTTTCTGGTTCACAGGTAACTATTTTTGCTGTCACGAATTCTTTAGCTGGAGCTTCTTATTTTAGCTTAGAAACCGTTGCTAATAGTTCTGGTTTTTATTCAGGGTCTACCCCTTCTATTTCAGGTTCTTTTACCTATGATTCAGGGATTACTAATGTTACTAGTGATAATTATAAGATGTCTGCTGTAGTGAAACCAGGTGGTGGTTCGGTCACTTTTACTCCTGCAACTTTTATCACCGGCTCTATGTTATTTATGCGAGGGACTGGTCCTAATTCACCTAGTACTTTTCTCTTAGATAGGTATACAGGGGCTGCTGCTGCTTATTCATTGAGACAATTATCATCAAATTATACAGGTTCAGCTATTCGTGTTCGGAGGTCAAGTGATAATACTGAACAGAATATTGGTTTCGTAGATGGTGTTTTAGATACTGCTTCTTTATTAACTTTCTGTGGTGTTGGTGATGGGGCTGTAACAACTTGGTATGACCAAAGTGGAAATAATAAAAACGCTGTACAATCATCCGCAGTTTCTCAGCCGTTTGTTGTTGTATCTGGTTCTATTATTTTAGATGGTAGTAAACCTGTAATATTTGGTCCTGGGCAGAAATCGCTAGAAGCACCTAATCTGATCGGATCTTCTCATACCTGGTTTTCTGTTCATAATGTTACTTCAGGGTCTCCAAATACTGATGTTGATGTGCTATGGACTGCTATGCCCTCTAGGCTATATGTACAGATTATAGGTTATTCAGCAAACTATGATGGAACTACTAAGGATTATTTTAGGGCAGGTACCGGTAGTGCTATCTCCTATACTTCCTACTGGGGCTCCAAACAACTTAAGACTAGTATATACACAGAAACTTTTAACTTGTTTGATTATAAAAACGGAACACTTAATTACACAGGGTCTTTCTCAGATCCTATAGCGATCTCAGGTACTGGGGGTATTTTGATATTCGGCTCTTGGTCTGGGGGTTCTGGTAGTCAAAAGAAGTGGTCGGAATTTATCTACTATAGTGGTTCAGTACAGTCTATCAATAGGGGTGGGATTGAATCAAATATAAACGCTTACTATGGAATCTATTAAAGGATATAAATTTACAACGGAGCAAGATGCGATTAACGCTCGGGAGGCGTGTGATGCTTATTACGGTATTCCTGTATCGTTGGATGATGTTACTCAGAATTGGGTGGATTATTTATTTGCAGAACTTAACACACCTCAATTTTGGTATATTATCTATGATCAGAGCCTTGAGGTTGTCTTAGGTCAACCCGTTACTTTTAGTATTGAAGTACCACCATTTCCTGGATAATACTATTTATCAGTAACTATGGCACCATCTAAAGGGAAAACTAAAACTACCTCCGTTACTGTAAGACTTGCAAAACCGAAGGTTTCTAGAAAAGGCATTCATGCCAAGACTAAAATGTCTAAGAATAAAAATTCTAAAAATTATACTAAGGTGTCTAGGGGGCAGGGATAATCCTTGCCTTTCTTAATTTTATTTCTTATATTTAGCAAATGAATGCTACCTGGAGAATAATTGCTTTAAACCCTGATAAGAAGATTGGGGGTGTTTGGCGTCTATCGGATGATAAGAAATTTTATCTTGGTCACCCTACCCCGGAAGGGCCTATAACTGGTTTTGAAGTCTATAAAGGATCAATCCTTGTTAAGTGCGGTAGATCGCATGTGCATGGTATTCCGGAAATTTCTAAGACTACTATACTAAGGCTTCATGAGCTTTACTAAAAACCTTACTATTTATTAATAAAGCGCTTTTTAAAATGAATAAACAATTTACAAGAATGCAGAAACTTGCCGGTGTTATCACTGAGAATTACTCTGCAACTACGGAAGATCTTATGGATGATACTTTTCATTCTAACATTATGACTGCTTGGGATACTGAGGAGAAGATCACTTCAGATTTGAAAAAATTTATGTCTAAGGCTTTAGAAATAGGCGGTGAGGATTTAGTAATGGCTATTAAATCTGCTGTTAATTCTTCTATGGCTGAAGCAGAAAAAAGAGAAACTGAAGAAATGCATATGTCAGAATCAACAGGGGAGAAAATGACTAAGAGTGAATTTAAGAAGAAACTTAAAGAAGCAATCCTTGCTGAGAGATCCTTAAATGAAGCTAAGAAGAAAGAAGAGGAAGAAGATATTGACATTGAATCAGATGTTGAAGGTGATGTTGATAATCTTGATCTTGATTTAGATACTACCGGAGAAGAAGGTGGTGAACAGATCGATATGAATATGGACACTACAGGTGATATTGATGCTGGTTCTTCGGAGTCTAAAAAAGCATTTAGTGAATTAACAGATGCATACCGTGCAGCTAAAGAATTAGGTGATGAGAAATTGATTCGTCAAATTGCAAACACAATCACCTACTTCAATAAAAATATTATTCTTAAACAAGGATAAAATAAACCCCCAATGCAAACTAGAAGGGATATCTTAGGGTATCCCTTTTTTATATAGGTTATACAACACTTTCATATGGATCCTAATAACATATTTAGTCTTTTTGATTCTGAACCGGAGAACCAAGAAAATTTACCTAAGAAAGAAATTATAAATCTCTCTGAACACCCGTATGTTATTATGGGGTTATTCACTAAGATGATCCTTAGGGGGGAGGAGAGTACATATAATTCTCTGGAATTCCTAAAAATGATAAACCCTGATGTTGATTTAGATGCTATCCTACAAGTTAATAAAGCCTTGATCTATGTAAGTGGCTATAATCACTTATCTAAACTATCTTTAGAGGATCCTTTACACCAGGAAGTATTACTTGAGAAAGCTGGAGCAGATTTTTTAAAAGCTTGTGAACACAGCATTCAATTCTTTTCAGCATTAGAAGAATATGAAAAATGTGCATTTATAAAGAAATTCAGTGACTTTATAAACTTTTCTCAAAATAAGTTGCCTTTGTGATTTTTCGAGACTACCTTACCTACATAGGGGTTTGGGAAAAAAGACAAGGGAGTAAGGAGATAAGTTGGTTATTTATAGATTAGTTATTATATTAATAGTATGAGATATAGAGATCAAGTAAATCAAAAATTAGATATATTGGAAAATAATCTAAGATCTTTAGAACAAATTGTTCAAAGACAGCAACCCATCAAAGAATATTTAGAGACTTTAGAAAGGACTAAATTAGTCTTAGAGGAAGTAAAAAGTCTAATTAGTATTGAACCTATTACTAATAACGAAATTTCAAGATAATTTTAAATAGTTATGAACTTAACAGCAGAACAAATCCAAGCAAATTGGGAAGAATTTTTAGGGTACATTGACCGTTATATTTCTTCTCCAAGAAAAGAACAGTTAACACAATTTTATCAAGATCGTCAAGAACGTTTTATCTTGATGCCTGCTGCTCATACTACTAAGTACCACAATTGTTTCCCTGGTGGTTATATTGAGCATGTTAACCGCGTTATCAAAGCATCTTTACATTTTGCAAAACTCTGGGAGAAGTTTGGATGTGATATGTCTACTTTTACAATTGAGGAATTGGTTTTCTCTGCTATGAATCATGACTTAGGTAAAGTAGGGGACTCTGAAAATGATTTATACATCCCAAGTCAAGATGAATGGAGAAGAAAAAATTTAGGTGAAGTTTATACTTACAATACAGCAGTAGGTTTTATGACTATCCCAGACCGTTCTTTATTCTTACTTCAGGATGCAGGGATTAAATATTCACTAAATGAAATGATTGCTATCAGAACTCATGACGGTCTATATGATGATTCTAATAAGCCATACTTGATTTCTAGAATGCCAGAAAGTAAACCTAAATCAGCAATTGTTTACATTTTACACCAGGCAGATTTAATGGCTTCAGTGGTTGAGATGACTGTTAATCCAGTTGAACAGCCTAAGTCAAAACAATTTGCAATTTCAAAAGAAACAACAACTAAAAATCCAACTACACATCAGCAAGCTACTAAAAATAAAGCACTCTCAAATATTGGAAGTGAAGGCTTGAAGGGCGCTATGGATAATTTATTTAACTAATCATGACAATACTAATCACCTCTCTCATCATCACAGTCTTAGTTCTAGGATATACAACCTACAACTTACTTAGAAAGAATGAAAAGCAGGAGGATATTCTTGCTCAATATTTAGTCTACTTAGATCAACTTTCTAAGATTATAGAGCATAGTGATGCAAGACTTAAGAAAATTGACAATAAAGGAACTTTTCAAAGTGATGATGAGATTGGATGGTTTTTTGAACAAATTAAGGTTATTCAAGAACGATTAAATAACTTTAAAATAATCAATGACGACAATAGTAACAAATAAAAATTATTTCACTCATGATACTGAACTTGCTATCATAAGATACACTAGATCAGAAGATCAAGCAGAAAGAAATAAAATATACAGGGAGGAGATTCATTACGCTCTATTTAAGTTAACTCAAAACTTAATCCACACATTCAAATTCTACTATACCGAAGAAACAAACCTAGAAGACCTTCAGCACGAAGTAATTACTTTTCTATTAACTAAGCTTGATAAATTTAATCCTGACAAAGGAGCAAAAGCTTATTCATACTTCGGCACAATTGCAAAAAGATACTTAATCGCTTCTAATCAGAAAAACTACAAGAAGAGAATGGAGTTGCTCTCTCTAGATAATTTAAATATCGAGCAGGAAGATGGTGAGTATGTTTACGGAGATGTTTTAGATGTTAATGGAATTCAAACAGATAGTCAAGTAATACATCCAGTAGATGAAATCTCCGAATTCTTAGACTTGTATGTTGAGTATTGTACAGATAATATTTATCAATTATTTCCAAAAGTTGAAGATGCAAAAATTGCAGATGCTATCTTAGATGTATTTAGAAAGAAAGAAAAAATCTCAATTTTTAATAAGAAAGCACTTTATATCTACATTAGGGAGCAGATAGATGTTAAGACCCCTAGAATCACTAAAGTAGCAAATGATTTAGCGGATCTTTATAAAAAACACTACATACATTACTTAGAGAACGGGTACGTTAATTTCTAAACTACCTCTCTTTCTATTTATAAAAAATAGACCCTTTATGAGTTTAGATAAATTAATTTTCAAGAATAAAAAATTCGCAGACCTTCTAGAGGAGATTTATGATAATCAAAAAAAGAAGGAAAAGCAGATTAGCGCTCTCATCTCTGAATTAAAACCCCTTGTACAAGACACAGGGGATGCTACGTTGATTGTTCCTTTGATAAAAGAATATCTAGAAATCGGAGTTAAGAATGATGAACAACTGATCAAAATCGCAACAATCATTCAACGCATATTCCAGAATCAAGAATCTGCTACGGATTCTTTTGGTATCTCTGAAGAAGAAAGAGAGCAGTTAATGAAAGAAATAAATAATATAAAAGCGATTGAGTAATGAATTTTGAAGTTGCAGTAGTTAAGGATATCGTACTAAATGATACGAGTAAGTATTTTGCTAACGTAGGCGAATGGAACGGTGTAGGTACTGTATACTTTAAAAAAGTAAAAGGTAATAACTACAAATCAGAAGGATTCGCAAAACCTTATTTTTCAAACTTTTGTAACTATCCACTACTAGAGGAACTAGTTTACATATTCACTCTACCCTCCCCAGATATACAAACAAATAACTTCAGAGAGACTTACTACTACATTACACCTTTAAATATCTGGAACAGTAACCACCACAACGGTATTCCGAATATATTTGAAAATAAGAACCTACCAGACTCCCAAAAACGTGATTATGTACAAACACAAGCTGGAGCAGTTAGGAGAGTGGAAGATGGAACCTCAGATATAAACCTGGGGCAGACTTTCAAAGAAAGATCTAATATAAAACCAGTAAAGAAGTTTGAAGGTGATGTAGTATTAGAAGGCAGGCTTGGTAATTCTATAAGATTAGGATCCACAGTACAGCTTAATAACAAACCACTTAATAACTGGTCTGAAATAGGAACAACAGGAGATCCAATCCTTATTTTAAGAAATGGTCAAGGAGATACAGGATCAGTAGGATTTTTACCTACGGAGGAGAATATAAACCAAGATCCATCTTCAATTTACTTAACAACCACTCAGAAGATACCATTCCAAGCAGCAAGTACAAGCTACCTTTCTTACAAAGAAAATACACCAACACTTCCAGATCAATATTCAGGAAAGCAAATTATAATCAATTCTGGTAGGTTAATTTTTAACTCCTCTGAAGATCATTTAATGTTGAGTTCTACAAAAACTATTAACCTTAATTCAAACTCAGGGTTAAATTTCGATTCAACACAGGCAGTTTTTCAAACCGAGAATATTTACTTAGGTTCAAAATCAGCTACCGAACCACTGGTATTAGGGGATGCATTAGAAGCAGTAGTAAAAGAATTGATTTCAATAATTCAAGATATTTCAATAGCATCTGCAACTGCAGCAAATTCCGGAGGTCCAATCCCGACTCTAAACCAAAAAGCACCAGGTTGGATCAATAGACTAACTGCAATCGATACTAGTATTTTTAAATCAAAATATAACTACACAGTCTAATGACACCGGAAGAATTAGAAAAACAGAGACAGCAGGAGGCTGATAAAAGAGCAGCTGAAAAACGTAAACTTGCTTTACAGGCATCTCTTGCGGCCGGAGTAGCAGTAGCTGCAGTAGCAGCAGCAGGACCTTTGGACAGGGTAAATCAAACAATTAATAGTAAAGTAGAAGACTTAAAAAGTAAAGCAGTTACGGCATTATCTGATTCTGCTTCTAAGTTAGGTATAACAGGATTAGAATCTGGAAACCCACAGTTACCAAATCTCTGCCCTCCGCAAGAAGTATTAGATCAAGTACTAGCAGTTAGGAATGCATTAGGTAATGGAATACAGACAACGGCGAAATATATTAATGTCATAAATGCATCTTTGGGTGTATTAGCTCCTATCATAACAGGGACAGAAAGTACAGTTGATGCTTTAAATTTAATTAAAACCGCTACTTCTGTAGCTAATAAATTCGCTCCAACTACACCGGGTGCTGCAGTTGCTATAATAAGTGACTTAGATGATGTAAGAACAACTTTAACATTTAAAAACGACGGAACACCAAGACTACCGGAACTTAAAAGAGCCATACAACTTGGAACTGGTTATATTGCTGGAGCAGCTTTAACACTACAATCAATACTTGCCCTTCTTACAATAATTGACTCAGTTTTAGAAAAATGCGGTAAGAAACCAGATAAACTAGGAGATGATGTAACAACACTATTGAACGTAGTTAAGTTAGCAGAAACCTCCAATATACAATCTACCTATCAAGGATTTACATTTGAGATTGTGGAAAAACCATTCTCCTCAACAGTCAATCAAAAAATAGCACAAGCTAAAAACAGCCAAGGTATTGTATTATTACAGACAGAACCATCATTCACTCAGAACCCTCAAGTGCTTATTGAGGAGTTAAAATTAATAATAAACAGAGATAATCTAAAAGCTAATTAAGAAATATTTATAAAAAATGGATATCAAGACATTAAAAAGACTTATCAAAGAAACTGTAAAAGAAGCCATTCAAGAAGAATTGAAAGACGTTCTATTAGAAGCTTTAAAAGCTCCTAAGACAGTTCCTGTAGGTGTAGGCGGTTATGGACAAGTAACAGAAACTCTCATACAACCACACGTACAACCAATACCAACAGCACCTGCTATCAACACAAGAGAAAAATATGCATCTCTGCTTAACGGTATGATGGATGCTAGAAACGGTAACTTAAACATGGCTTCAAACGATGCAATGGCATTTGGAGGAGGTCAAGAATTTATACCACGTCCGGTAAACACAGCCGGAGAAGGTTCCTCATTACCTCCAGGGGAAGTAAACTTAAACCAGATAATGGGCTTAATGTCTAAGAAATAATGGCGTTTGGATTTGTCAAGATTGCCCCTATAGATCAGAATGCTAATAAAGCAGTTGGGGTATCTTTGCCTTTCAAAGCTAACGCTGTCTTCAAACCAACCTTTACAACTAAGGATGCAATTAGGAATAATTTAATTAATTTCTTACTAACCGGACCGCAAGAAAGAGTCTTTAATCCAACCTTTGGAGCAGGGATCCGTAAATTTGTTTTCGAACAAATAACAGTACTTGGAGTAACAGAAATAGAAAATTACATAGGGAGTATTATTGAGAAATACTTTCCAAACATACAAGGGACAGTAACAATACAACCTTCTTACGATTATAATACTATCTTCATCCAGATTAATTATAGTATTGTAAACACTGGAATGACCGATACTTTAGAAATAAATTTAAACAATGGCTGAAAATAGAGATATAAAATACTTCAATAGGGACTTTGCAGGTTTAAAAAATCTTTTAATAGATTTTACTAAAACCTACTTCCCGGATACATACAACGATTTTAGTCCTTCCTCTCCGGGTATGATGTTCATGGAAACATCTGCTTATGTCGGGGATATACTATCTTTTTATCTCGATAATCAAATACAGGAAACATTCCTACAGTATGCAAAACAGGAAGAAAGTCTCTACGACCTAGCCTACATGCTTGGATATAAACCTAAAGTAACAAAAGCAGCTACAGTAGATATTGATATCTACCAACAATTACCAGCAAAACTTTCCGGATCAGTTTACGTTCCGGATTTTGATTATGCTTTATACTTCCCTGAAAATACACAAATTAGAAATGCGGGAAATACTTCAAATTTCTTAATACAAGGTAATATTGACTTTACAGTTTCAAGCTCATTAGATCCAACAGAAGTTTCTGTATATCAAATCTCAGCAGGAAATCCTCAATACTACTTACTTAAGAAAACAAGAAAAGCAATTTCTGCTCAAATACAGACACAGACTTTCTCTTTTGGAGCTCCGCAATCTTTCTCAACTGTTACATTAACAGCACCTAATATCATACAGGTATTAGATATCACAGATTCAGAAGGAAATGTTTGGTACGAAGTTCCTTATTTAGGGCAAGAAATGGTATTTAATAGTATTAAAAATACTAACCCTAATGATCCAAATACCTACCAAGATACAGATGCTCCATATATCCTACAACTAGATAAAAAATCTAGACGATTTGTAACACGTTTTAGATCTAATACTAATTTAGATATTCAATTTGGAGCAGGAACAACCGGAGACGTTGATGAAGTAATAACCCCGGATGCAAATAACGTAGGTATAGGATTACCTTACGAGCAATCTAAATTAACAACTGCATTTGACCCAACCAACTTCCTTTACACAGACACATACGGAATTGCACCTGCAAATACGACTTTAACAGTTAGGTATTTAACCGGCGGTGGAGTTGGTGCAAACATAGAAGCAGGAACATTAAATACTTTTAATACTACAACAGGTGTTTCTTTCTTAGGAAATAATCTAAACTCTGCAACTGCAAATTATATTTTCACAACAATTGCTGTTAACAATACTAAAGCAGCAGATGGAGGAGCAGGAGGAGATACTTTAGAACAAATTAGACAAAATACATTAGTCGCTTATCAATCACAATTGAGAAACGTTACACCTAATGATTATTTGATAAGAGCATTATCAATGCCGTCTAGTTACGGTTCAATTGCGAAAGCATTCATTGAACCTACTAAAGCAAACCAAGTAACAATGCCTGGTGAAATTCCAAGCACACTAACATTGTATGTTTTAGGCTACAACTCAAATCAACACCTAAGAACAGTCTCTGATGCAGTTAAGCAGAACCTATCCACTTATCTTTCAGAATACAGAATGGTAGGGGATAGAGTGACTATAAAAGATGGATTTATAATTAATATCGGAGTTGATTTTGAAATAGTAGTAAAACCTAACTACAACAACAACGAAGTCTTGTTTAATTGCTTAACTGAATTAAAAGCTTTTTTCAATATTCAAAATTGGCAATTCAATCAACCTATTTTAACTAGAGACCTGTATATCCTTTTAAACAAAGTACAAGGAGTACAGACAGTTAAATCAATCAATATAAATAACAAATCAGGAGAAGCACTTGGGTATTCAAAATACGCTTACGACTTAACTTCTGCAACACAGAATAACGTAGTATATCCTTCCCTTGATCCTTCAATCTTTGAAGTAAAATATCCAGAGACTGATATTAAAGGAAGAGTTGTACCTTTATAATATAGAAGATAATGGCAGTATATAAAATATTCCCAACCGCAGATGCAACAATCTATTCCGGGTATCCTGTAATGAATACCGGTTTAGATGAAATTCTAGATGCATCAAGTAATTATACAATATCACAACCGCAAATAAACGGATCTACACCACAAGCTTCTAGATTTTTAATTAAATTTAATCAAGCAGAGATTCAATCTTTATTTAGTTCTAAGATAGGATCTGCATCCTGGCAAGCTAATTTAAGATGTTTTGTAGCAAACTCGACAGGATTATCAAATACAACTACCTTAAACATCAATGCTTTAGCAGAAGATTGGAGTATGGGAACAGGAAAATTCCTAGATGTACCTCAATCTGAAAATGGAGTTTCTTGGACTTATAGGTCTTACTCTGGAAGTAATGCCTGGACAACATCAGGTTTTGTATCCGGTACTACAGGTTCTTTTGATTTAACAAAAAACCCAAATTCAGCCGGTGGTGGAGTTTGGTATACAGGATCTCAAACCAGTCAAAGCTTTGATTACTATTCAGATTTAGATATTAACACCAATATTACTTCAATAGTTACCAACTGGTCTTCAAGTGCATTTCAAAACTACGGGTTAGTTATTAGACAGAGCAGCTCACAGGAGTTTATTGATAGTATTCTAGGAAGCGTAACATTACAATTCTTCTCAAGAGATACTCATACAATCTACCCTCCGCAGTTAGAGTTTAAATGGAACGATTATACTTATAATACCGGAAGTCTAACTACCCTAACTACATTACCTGCTACAATCTCTATAGATAATAACATGGGTACTTTTTACTCAAGTAGTGTGAATGTATTTAGAGTAAATGCAAGACCGATGTACCCTGTAAGAGTATGGCAGACAGCATCAGTTTATACAGACAATTATGCATTACCGGTAGCTTCTTACTACGCTATAAAAGATTTAGATACAGATGAATTCGTAATTGATTTTGATACTACGTATACTAAAATAAGCTGTGACTCTACAGGTAATTTCTTTACCTTGTATATGAATGGATTGGAACCTGAAAGATACTATAAGATATTAATTCAAAGTACTATAGGGAGTTCAACAGTGGTATTTGATGATGAGTATGTATTTAAAGTTGTAAACGGGTAATGGCAGAAACAATTAATATAGAAGTAGTAGGGTATAATAGAACAGAATTACAAAACACTATAAATACCTCCTTTAGTGAATTTGCACCTCCGGTACAAGTTACATCTTCTGCAACAGTACCAACAATATCAGTACCCCAATTCTTCAACGAATACCAATCCCTATTCTATCAAATTCCGAAATTAGGTGAAACTAATTCACATGAATATTTAGTTAAACAAAGCTCAGAGTATATTGGAGGAGTCTCTACAAATTTAGAAATTGAAGCACTTCAAGCAGAAATCACGAATTTAAGACAGGAGAATTTGCAATTACAACAAGCATTACTTACATTAACCCCAACACAATAATGGCAACCCCAGTAGTCCTTCCTATAATACCTCTCAATACAACCGGACAAGAATTAACTCCGGTAGATTCAACTAATGTAGCGAGCATCTCTCTACAGAATTCTTTTGATATAACTACAGATATTATACAGGCGTATCTTTATGATACCTTCGGAACCGTTATTACACAGTTGACAACTAATTACTCTACAACTAGTGGATTAGTTAGCGGGAGCAATATAACACAGTTGAATCTAGACCCAGCTCAAGATTTAGCTAATAATGGATACTTACAAGGAGCTTATCAAATTAATTATAATTTTCTAAGACCTAGTATAATAGGTAACCCTCTCTTCTTCATCTCAGCAGTATCTTCTGATAGAACAGAATTAAGAATTAAAAACTCTTCTTTCTCAGAAACACAAACCCAGCAAGTAGTACAGACCCTTCAGGCAATTTTAAATACAGGGGAGTTATTTAAAGGAATCTACCTTGATTTCGGATCAGATACCCTACTACTGGCAGTTAATATCGCTTATGATAATAGTACAGTTTTAGTAAAATTATACGAAGCACTTCCATTTAACCTAGGAATTAATTCAAACTTTAACTTTGTAGAGAAAGCATCAGAACCAGTAGCTTACAGTATTCAATACCCGGTAGAAGAAATTCCTTTTGATGACAGAGTCTTTTTACAGGGACCTAACTTAAGTATTAATATTCAACAGGTAGTAAATAACTCTACCGATTTTCAAAGCTTCTCTACTTTACTTAATGCTCCTTCTGCTAGCCTGACGGACCAATTAAAAAGTATACTAGTAGAAAGAAGAGCAGAACTAAACACAGATTATTCTAATTTCGAGAATTTCATCTTCTTCAGCTCAGCAGAGCAGAGACTAATAAACTTCTACTATAAAGCTTCTCAGATTGAAGCATACAATACTCAAATTGCAACTTTAGATTCTTTAACTAATACTGTAGAAGTATCTTCAAGTAAAGCAACCTATCAGAATGAAATTAATAAAATAATAACCAATTTTGATGGCTATGATTATTATTTGTATTTTGAATCAAGCTCTACAGCATGGCCGAAATCAAATTCAACCAAGCCATACACTCTATTCTCAACAGGATCTTCAGAAGTCCTAACCTGGTATGCAGACCAATTAGATTCTGCTTCCTTGTATGATGAATTCAACCAGAATTATATCTATAACATCTACCCAGATTATATAGTAAGCGACCCTGATAATGATCAATTTAAACTCTTTAACGAGGAAATTGGACAGATGTTTGATCAGATCTGGCTTTATACTAAAGCTATTGAAAATAGACAGGATAGCGATAATAGTTTAGGTGGGGGTATTTCTGTAGATTTAGTTGCAGATGCATTAAGATCTTACGGAGTAACCTTATATGAAAGCAGCTTTACAAATAGTGATTTATACACTACTTACCTAGGAATCACACCAGAAGGTTCTACCTTACCTCCTACAGGTAGTGAATTAATTACAAATTATGTAACTGCTTCTGCAGACACAACACCGTTTAATGATGCACAGAAATTAATCTATAAAAGATTATACCATAACTTACCGTTCTTACTTAAAAAGAAAGGTACATTAGCAGGCCTTAGGGTATTATTAAATTGCTTTGGTATTCCGGACACAATTTTAAGAATCAATGAATTTGGAGGAAAAGATAAAAATTCAAACACCTGGGATAACTGGCAGTCAGAATTTAGTTATGCTTTTAGTACTTCCGGTTCCAATTATATAACTTCATCTTTTAGTTTAAGTACAGCCTGGGGAGCAGTTAACAGCAAACCGGGAGCGGTTGAATTTAGATTTAAGACCCCAGGACTTCCAACATCAGGGTACTATTCTCAGAGTTTATGGTCAACTGATACCGGAGTAGGTTTATTACTAAAATACACAGGTTCTGGAACAACATCAGGATCTTATTCCGGTTCTATAATTGATCCAGAATATCAATATGGTATTTTAGAATTCTACCCTTCAAGTTCAGACTTAAATACTACTGCAAGTATCTACCTTCCATTCTTTGATGGTAATTGGTGGTCTGTTTTAATTAATAACGAACCAGGGGTAGGTTTTACAGCCTATGCTAAGAATAAAATTTATAACGGCGTAGATGGAAATACTATAGGTTTCCAAGGTTCAGCAAGTATCTCTGCAAGTAGCGGATGGAGTACAGCCGTAGAATCATACTTCGGAAGCTCCTCTTTCTCCGCCAAGATCTTTTCTGGATCATTACAGGAAATTAGGTATTATAAAAATGCATTAAGTGAGAGTGTATTTGATGATTATGTAATGAATCCTAATTCAATTGAAGGAAATCAAACAAACACTTCACCTTCTGAATTAGTATTTAGAGCAGCTTTAGGAGGAGAACTTTATACAGCATCTCTATCAATACACCCTAAAGTATCAGGAACCTGGACAACAACTTCCTCTTTTGTAGGTACAAGCGGATTCTATTATAAAAATACCCCTACCTTTGTAACAAACGTAGAAACAGTATTTTATGATCAGGTACCAGCAGGAATTCAAAATGCAGTATCAGATAAAATTCATCTTTCAAATACTACTTTACCACCTTCTGGATCTACAAACATTCCTGAGAATACAGTCCTATCTCCTTTCAGATCAATACAGCAAACCTTATCTACAGATGAAGGATATACCCGTGATGTAAATTATGTAGAGATTGCATTATCTCCACAAAATGAAATTAATGATGATATAAATTCTTCAATAGGGTATTTTAACATAGGAGAGTATATCGGAGATCCTAGAAACGTAAACAGTGAAGCATTAACATACCCGGATTTAGAATCTCTTTCTAATAGCTACTTTCAAAAATATTCTGATTCTTATAACTGGAATGATTACACCAGACTTGCAAAATACTTTGATAATGCAGTCTTTAGAATGGTTAAGGATTTTATTCCAGCAAGAGCAGGAGTATCGGCCGGTGTTGTTATTAAGCAGCATTTACTAGAAAGAAACAGACAGAGACCTGCTCAAACATCCTACACTCAACCTGAGTATACCGGATCTGTTACCTCTCTTGCTAGAGACTATCAAACAGGGTCTATAGGGGTATTCTCTGGTGGACCTGCAGGGTCAGTTAATAACTGGGTGAATATATCACAATCATGGTCTTCTTCTTTAAACACTAAGGCAGGAATAGTAAATCAAATTAATTCTTCTGAGTATGAATTTTACAACGGTGAATATTCTGGTTCAACTATTGACGCAGTTAATGGACAACTACTAAACAATCCACTACTTGGATCAGCCTTTAAACTAAGTATACCAGACCTACAGAATTTAAACGTTGGACTCTCTGGAACACAGACAAGTGTATTATCAACAAGTGCAGGAGGAGCATATAGATCAACAGGTACTCTTATGTTCTCAGATGTAGATAGTATTAGACCTACCTACAACACAGGGACCTACACTTACACCCCCCTATATGACGTAAGTAGTAACCTAACTCTAAACATATCAGGAACATTTCACCCTAACGCAGAAGATCCTACCTATTTCAATATCTACTATTACATAATTAACTCAACAGATAATACCGTAGTAAATACCTACAACTACTCTTACGATCCAGGCGCAACAATCACAACAGATATTTTCTTCACAAATACTATTAATTTAAGTAATATAGAATTTACACCAGGTAAGAGTTATAAAATAACATTCTCAGCGTCTGCTGATGCAGTGGGAGATACAACATCTATCGATTTTCTAGATAATATAAATACAAACTGGAACATTACGGTTAGTAACCTATCTGCACAATCAACCTACTACTTAGACCCTACTGTATATACTCAACAAAACTTCCCAGGTAACATTAATGAATATTCAGAGTATAATAGTTTATTAAATAATGTTTATTCAAATAGAATATCTACTAAATATTTTGATGTTGATTATTCACAAGATGCTACAAACCCTATAAACTTCGGACCGATTATAAGCCAATCAGCTCTATACGCCCAAGTACAGGATTCAAATTATGTCTCTGGTAGTGCTTGGACAACAGGTAGATACACAGGAACTAAGTTAACAAGTGCTACTTATAACATTTACACAGCAGGAGATATTTCATACGGACAAAAAGCAGTAATTGATAATTACTCAGATTACTTTGCAGTATTCTCAAATAACACTTCAGCAGACCCAGAATACCCAGGCGGAAGTAATTTTAGACTAATCAGCATTGTTGATATTACTGGGCAAGTTTTTCCACTAACAGGGGATAACCAGTACTTAAGTTTTATATCTAATATCTTTAAAAACGGAACAACTGCTATTGCATATTCAAAAGATGTTAGTAACCAAAATATATTTACAAACCTAACAGTGGTAGAGGGGGGAGCAAAATACCAAACTATATTCTTCAACTCAGGTTCAAATGTACCACAATATAGTGTAAAATGGACCAATGCTCTAAACACAGTAAAAACACCAGTATTCTTCACAACTGCAAGTGTGACACAACTAACAGATAATAACCAAAATTGGCTATACCCATTCTTATCTAACGCTGACAATAATCTAGGTACTGTAGAATACTTTAAACCTGATTCTGTAGATCAAAACTTTTATTTTTATAATAAGAAAACAAACACATACCCAACCGCTACTGATACAAATAAAGGAATAACCTCTTATACTGATACTCTATTACCTATCGTTAAGTATGATTATATTCGATTCGGAACTACAGGTTCTTCTTCTGATAGTGGATCTCTAGATAATACGTTTAATGGCTTACTATTATTTACTATAACAAACACCCCTACCTACACAACTGCCTCTGCAACAAGTTCACTAACTATAACACCGGTAATCACTTCAAGCTTTGAACCTATCTATAATACATTCGGAGGATCCACTAACCTAAACCAAAACTTTAGAATCTTCAGACGCATACCAGATGAAACTTCTGTGTTAGTATCTACATACCCGCAAATCAACGTAACTTCTGGAGAAGTAGGTATTTTAATACCGGAAAACTTTAACATAAACTATGATCCAATAACAATAGCTAAAGCAGCTGGCCTTATCTCATAAAAGTTCATACATTCACATATTTATAATATATTATGGCATACCTAAATAATACTGCAGTCACAGTTGATGCAATCTTAACAAAAAAAGGAAGAGAACTTCTTGCCAGAGGCGATGGTTCTTTTAGAATTACACAATTTGCATTATCAGATGATGAAATCGATTATACTCTTTATAATCCATCACAGCCATCAGGTTCTGCTTTTTATGGAGAAGCAATTGAAAATATGCCTCTTCTAGAAGCATTCCCGGATGAGACTCAAATAATGAAATACAAGCTCGTAACTCTTCCTAGAGGAACTGCTAGAATGCCAGTTCTAAATATTGGTTATTCTTCAATCACTTTGAAACAAGGAGCAAGTCTTGCAATCACTCCACAGACTTTGAATTACCTTTCACAAACTTCATTGTATGAAGCTTCTGGGTATACATTCACAATTTCGGATGTAAGATTATTTAATAACTTTTCAGGAGTAGGTATCAATACACCAGACGTTGTAGCTGCAAATTCTACAACTACAGTAGGTACTAACGTATCTAAGACAGTGATTGGAACTACCTTGAATATAAGCGCAACAACAGTAAACACATTATTTGGATCTAATACTTCATTGTCTGCAACCCTACAAGTGATTGGTAGAGACTCTGGAGCGAGATTACAAATTCCGGTAACAATTGTTAAAACAAACTAAGATATAAAGCATGTCATATAAAAGACTCGACGCAGAAGACTTTTTAGTAAGTATAGATTCGGTAACAGCAACCGCATGGTCAACTAATTCACCAACTTTAAGTACCTTCTTTACATCTTCCGCAACATCAACAAATGATGTTTACTATAAGAATGTATATCAAACAGGATCTACATCATCAGGATCAGCAGTTCAATTTGCAATCGCTTACGGAAATAAACAAGGATCAGGAAGTGCAAACTATAATGATTTAGTACCAGGAGTATCTCCAACTAGAACAGTTTATGGTCAATACCGTAACTTAGTTTATGGAGATGAAAACGCACAGTTTATTTTTGGAACCGTAACAGCATCTGATTTCTGGGCAATCTCAATTGATAGAGCAAGATATAAAGAGCATCTTTTAAAAGGTACTTTTAATTTAAGAATAACAGGATCAGGAGGAACAGTAGGTACTCTAGTACTAACAGATAATTCTGGGATGGTTTCAACAGATACTTATTTAGATTGTGGTAGAGTATATCAAATCATTTCTGGTTCAAACGGAGTTTCTTACAACGGAGGAACAGGATACTCACCTTCCTCAGGATCTTATGGATTATTTCTTCCAGATATTGCAACCATCATCTTAAACCCATTAGCATTATCACAATCAATTGCATTAGAGCCTACAAGATCCTCAGATATTAATGAAGACAACATTGGTAGATTATTTAGAGCTATTTCAGGATCAGGAGCTGCTTCTTTCCAAGTAAACAGCGAAGAAACTGTAACATCAGATTATGTGTTTGTAAGATCAAGAAATGCAGAATTTAACTACTCAGAAAATCCATCTTTCATTTCAGGATCAACTGGAGATGTAATATACAGTGCATTTATTAACTCACCACAAACGTATATTACAACAGTAGGATTCTACAACGATACTAACGATTTATTAGCGGTAGCTAAATTGTCTAAACCTTTAACTAAAGACTTTACAAAAGAATCTTTAATTAGAGTTAAGCTTGATTTCTAAAATGAATGAGTGCATACAAACAATTACTAGCTTCCGACATTATAGTAACTCCCTTTGAGGTAAATAAAGCATTTACTTTTAAAGGTGCAGCTGCTTTAACTAGCTCTGATGTTGGTATTGATAGATTTCTCGGTCAAAATATACAAGGTTTATTCTCCCTAAGTGAAAGCACAACAGGGCAAATAACCACAGAGTATAAGAGACTAATTTACAACTCAGTAAAGGAATTATATTACTCTAACTACTTAAGCTCAAGTTACGGAGATCCAGTCTCTGTACCTTACATTATACCGGGCAATAATATAGCAGGGGATGTATTAGTAGGTTCGACTTCTAGTGCAGGAAGGTATGAAAATTACTTAGAGACTACATTAACATACGAAAGATACTTTCCAACAGCTTCTAATGCAATTATCGGAGTAATCTCAGTACCTACTAAATTATTTGGAGAAAAAATACAGCCAGGATCCTTTAAAGTACAAGGACCTTCTGGAAGTATCTCAGATGACGGAAACGGAAATTTAATTACGTTAAACAATAGACTTTGTGGAATTATAACTTACCAACACGGCATCGCAATACTAACATCAGAAGGATCCCCAGAAGGAATTTACGGAGTAGGTATATACGGGACTAGTCCATATGAAGGAAATAGCGCTACTTTTCTAAACAACCTTATAACCTCTCCGTATGTTACCTGTTCCTTTTCTAGTTCTTATACTATATTTGAAACACAGTATAAATGTACAGTAGATGCTTCAGAATATAATTTTAGTTTAAACCCAAGTTTAATATCAGGATCAACTGAAGGAGTAGTCTATGATTTTGTTACAAGTTCGTATTTTAATCCTTACGTAACAACAGTAGGGCTTTATAATGAAGCTCAGGATTTAATTGCAGTAGCAAAACTTGCAAAACCTCTTCCGTTAAACAACGTAACGGATACAAACATAATAATTAACATCGACAGATAATGACCCAGAAGTGGATTTATATTGACCCATTCTCTCCGGAGGATTGGTTTGGATTTGTATATAAGATTAAAAACAAAACCACAGGAAAAATTTACATAGGAAAGAAAGTATTTTGGAATAATACAAAAACTAAACTTACCAAAAAAGAAATCTCAGAACAGACAGGCCCAGGAAGAAAACCTCTTCATAAAATAGTAACAAAAGAATCAAATTGGATGATGTACTGGGGTTCTAATAAAGAACTTCTAGCAGATATTAAAGTACAGGGTGTGGATCAATTTGAAAGAAAAATCCTTAAACTTTGCAAATCTAAAAAAGAACTCACATATTATGAGATAGAATATCAATGTAAATATGACGTACTCACTACAATCTCATACAACGACAACATCCTCGGTAAATTTTTTAGAAAAGACTTGCACCTACCCGGTTAAGTTCGTATATTTAATTAATGGTCAATCATCTACTAGTAAACCTAGTAAATAGTGTTTTAGGAGCAGGAAAAGCTACATCGGGGGATAATTATTCTTATCCATGTCCTTTCTGTAATCATTACAAACCAAAGTTAGAAGTTAACTTTAAGGAGAATGAGGAAGGAATTAACCACTGGCATTGCTGGGTCTGCAATAAGAAGGGTAAAAAATTAGTTAGTTTATTTAAAGCCGTTTCTGCTCCTGACCATAAAATTCAGGAACTTAAGTCTTATGTTAAGATTTCTTTCCAGGAAGAGCACGGAGTTAAAACTGAAGCATTAGCGTTACCTAAAGAATATAAAGCATTATATGATGCGGATACTAAGGATGTTACTGTTAGACAGGCTCTACGTTATTTAAAAGAAAGAAATATAACCCCAGTTGATATTAAACGTTACAACTTAGGATACTGTGATTCAGGTCGTTATAACGATATGATCATTATCCCTAGTTACGATGAACATGGAGCATTAAATTACTTTGTGGGACGTAATTTTGGACCTACAGATATTAAATACAAAAACCCACAAGCTTCAAAGAATATTATTGGGTTTGATTTACTTATTAACTGGGAAAGTCCGATTGTATTATGTGAAGGTACTTTTGATGCAATGGCAATTAAACGTAATGCAATCCCTCTTTTAGGTAAAACATTACCTGAAAAATTAATGAAAAAAATAGTATCTTCTAGTGTTAAACAGGTTTTTATTGCATTAGATAATGATGCATTAAAACAAGCATTAGAGTACTGTCAAACCTTATTAAACCATGGAAAAGAAGTGTTTTTAGTTGATCTTAATCAAAAAGATCCTTCTGAGCTTGGCTTTCAAGAATTTACTAAATTACTACATAAAAGCACACCATTAACATTTAAAACCTTAATGGAAAAAAAGTTTCAATTATGATTGAAAAAAACGAAAACGTAAAAGACAAAAGAGTTCAAAGGTTAATACACCCAGATTCAACCGCTCGTCAAATCACCTTACAAGACTCTAGATATTACCAGAGAAAAGAAGGAGTTTATTATCCTTCGGTAACCACTGTACTATCTTACTTCCCTAAAGATAAATTTTTTGAAACTTGGTTGAAGGAAGTAGGAACAAATGCTGATATCATTATGAGACGTGCCGGAGAGGAAGGCACACAGGTTCATAATGCTATTGAAGCTTACTTAAAAGGAGAAGAAGTTCACTGGTTAAACGAATGGGGAACTACTAAATACAGTCTTAAAGTTTGGCAGATGATTTTAAAATTTGTAGAATTTTGGGAGACCTACAAACCTACTTTAATAGAATCAGAGGTTCATATCTTCTCAGATGAATTACAGGTTGCAGGTACTGCTGATTTAATTGTTGAAATCAACGGAGAACTTTGGTTACTCGATATTAAAACCTCGAACGCTATTCACGACACTTATGATCTCCAACTTGCTTGTTATGCAACCGGCTGGAATGAATGTTTTGATAGACCAATTGATAGAATGGGCATTTTATGGTTAAAAGCAATGACTAGAGGTGAAAGCAAGAAAGCAGATAAGATGCAAGGAAAAGGATGGGAAGTTAGAGAAACAACAGAACCTTTAGAAGAAAATAAAAGAATCTTTAAGCACCTATATGAAATCTTTAAAATGAAACACCCAGAACTTAAACCATCGACAGAAATATTACCTACCAGTATCAAACTGAAAGGGTGATATTTATAACATATGACCAAGCTTACCTCAGCGATAATAAAAGAAGGCGGTAATGTATTTGGAACAACTAGTCCAATTGCAAAAGCCGATATAGAACCTACATTAGAAGTATTTGTAGATAAATTATCTAAGTTATTCCCCGCAAAGGCACCCACATTTAAACAATTCGAAAAACTAGGTTCAGTAGGTAAAAAAGAACTATCTGGTGATATTGACTTAGCATATGATGTTAAAAACTTCTTTCCGGACGGTAAAACCCCAGACCTTAAAGGGTGGGGATTAGATGAAAAAAAATATAATGAGTTAGTAGCTGGTATCACAAAAAGAGCAAAGACAGCATCGCCGGAAAAAATTAAGTTACGAGCAATTATTGCACTTATTGGAGATAAAATTAACGATGCTTATGACGATATTGAAGTAGATATAAAAGGATCTGGCTCAGGAGCATTATTTTGCAGCATACAGCAATACGATGCTAAGAAAAAGCCACTACCTAAATATGTGCAAACAGATGTTAATATAGGTAACTTAGATTGGTTAACATTTAGCTACTACTCTAACACCTATGCCGGTAATGTAAAAGGGCTTCATAGAACGCAGTTAATGCTTTCTTTATTCGCAAATAAAGACTATACGTTTGGACACGGAACTGGTGTAGTTGATAAAGCCACTGGTGAACAAGTTGCAAGTAACTCACAGGAAGCAATTGACCTACTAAATAAGGTTTATGGTTTCAATCTAGATAAAGACACCCTAAATGACTATTTTAAACTTGGAGAGTACCTTAAAGCAAATTTACCTAAAGAGGAGTATAATAAAATTATAGATAGGTATTTGAAAATTTTAGATTCTACAAGAGCAGATATACCTGAAGACTTACAAGATTACTGGATTAATAGTCAAGAAAGATTAGGATTAAAAGGCAAGTATTTACCGGATGATTCTAAGTTAATAAAATACCAGACATTAACTGAATCCGGATCAATTGGAGCAAACAGAATACCTAGAGCAGCAGTAGAGAGCACTCTTAAAGCCTATATTAAGAAAGTTTTAGATAAATTCCCAGGGTTTAAAACAGCAAAAATCTCAGGCTCATATAACACCACAGTTAAACCAGATCACGGCGACCTGGATCTAATTATTCATATTGAAGGAGATGAAAAAGATAAAAAGAAACTTAAACAGAATTTTGCATCTTTTATTTCATCACTACCGGATGATGTAACTATACCGTTTACAGCTGGCCGTCATATAGGGAAAAAAGCAGCAGGTACAGGGGATATTGTAATAGTTCAATTCCCAATAGAAGGATACCCGGGCTTAACAGTTCAAATAGACAATATGATAGTTGCTTCTGAAGAAGAAAGTGACTATAGAAAAGGCTTCTTAGATCTACCTGCAGAGAAGCAAGGTTTATTAGTAGGACTGGCAAAAGCTATACTATTAGAAGAAAACCCAGCAGAAATATTCAAACGCTTAGGCATCACTAATATACCTAAACTAGGAAAAAACCAGGAACTTGAATTTAATTTATCTAGCAAAGGCTTAACATTACGGGTAGTCACACTAACAGATGACTTTAAAGAGGTAGGTAGAAATGAAATCTGGACTTCTTTCAACTGGAACGATGTATTAAAACTATTTCAAAATTATAAACTGGATGGAGATTGGAAGGATCTACTAAAAGATATTAAATCTAAAATAAAAAATCCCCGCTCAATGAATCGTATAAAAGGCGTATTTAGGTCTTTAGTAGTTATTAATGCAGGGGAAGCTGGAACTCCTAAAGGCGATAATAAACAAATGGCTTTAGACACGGTTGCTACCTTGGAAGAAAAATACGGTTCATTTATCGTAGATTTAATAAGACCAATCTTAGAAGCTGAAATAGGGAAACAGACCATTGCAGTATTTCCTGGAGCATTCAAACCACCTCATGCCAGTCACCTAAAAGCAATTCAGGTAATTGCACCAAAGGTTAACAAGGTTTATGTTTATGTTTCAAAACAGCCAAGAGTAAAAGAAGGTCAAGTACCTGTTGATGCAAGTCAGGCAATGGCAGTTTGGAATCTTTACAAACAAAAAGGCTTAATACCGGACAACGTTGAAATTAAATTAGCACAAAATCCAACTCCGGTTTTAGATGCATACCAAGAATTTGAAGCACATCCGGAAAATAAATATCTTGCCGTTTTTGGAAAAGATGAGGAGGATCGTTGGAAGAGTGTTGAGAAGAACAAAGAAAAATATGGACATGTAACCCCGGTTAATATCGGTAACCTAAAAGGATTATCTGCTAGTGGATTAAGAACCGCTATTAAGAATAAAGACATTCAAGCAATTGAGACTTTCCTACCTAAAGGAGTAACCGTTAAAGAATACATTCAAGCTCTTTCAAAAGGTAAAAAAGAAGACCTTACAGAAGCATATAAAGGAAAAAGAACTGATAACGGAGCACCGGGAACCTTTAAAGCTAAAATTACAAAAGCATACGGCGGTGATGTTACTATTGAGAAAGCTAAGAAATTTAAAAATAGAGAAAATGCTACACCGTTAGATAAACAGCAAGCCAACTGGTTTATTAATTTCCATTCTAAGAATGAATCAGTAACTCCTGCTGAATTAAAACAAGCAGATAATTTTGCCGATACACAACTTGCACCAGTGGATGTTGATTTAACTTCCAAGCATGTCTTTGATAGATTAACCGGAAGAGAATCTGATATTACTCTTGCACAGTTGATTGGATTCTTTAAAAGACTTGGAAGAAATAAAAAAGAATTTTTTGAATTCTTCAAGAAATACGATGAGATTGTTGCAAACGATAAAGCAACAAATTTAAACATTCCTTTCTTAAATATGACGAATAAAGCCATTGCTAAGACTATCATGAGAAAACCAAACTTCATGACTAGTAGTCCTAAGATGACTTTTGAAGAATTAAATGAAGTAGGTGAAGCAAACCTACAGCCTTATAAGTGGGAAGAAACAGGTGATATGGGTTATACTATCACCACTAAGTTTGAAACAGACAAAGGAACTAAGTACGAAGTAAATATTACAGCCACAAGATTCATTGATAACGAATCAGTTAACCACCCTGTTCTTGATATTGATTTTGGCGTAGAAGATGAAGAGGATAGTGAAAAAGTAGCATCAGCAACCATAGTAACAAATAAAGGAGAGTTATACAGAGTAATGTCTACTATCGTAGATATAGTTAAACACTATATAAAATTAACTAAAGGTAGATTTAAAGCTATTAGCTACACTCCTTCTAAAAAAGGAACAGAAGATTTTGGCACTCAAAGAGATGCTTTATATAGAGCATTTATTACTAAAGCATTCCCTGAAGCAAAAATTGAAAAAGTTGGAGAAGATGTATTAGTCATTCTACCTGATAACGCAATACAGGAAAAAGAAGGTAAATCAGCACCGTATGGTTCAGGGTATGAACCTTTAGAAGAGGAAAAAGAACAGACAGAAGGTCTTTATACTTCAGATTTTACTTTTGATTCCCCGGTACAGAAAGAATTAGAACCGCTTATTGAGGAACTAACTAATTACATGGTAGAGCAAGGTTTAAACATTACTCCTGCACCTAAGGTAGAATTTGTAGAGGATGAAGACAATGCTAAAAATACTCTTGGGAGAACCGCATATTACGATCCTAACAATAAAGTAATTGTACTTTATGTAACAGGGAGACACCCTAAGGATATTTTACGTTCTTTTGCTCATGAAATGATTCACCACTGTCAAAACCTTGAAGGTAGACTGGGCGGTATCGGTACAACTAATATCAACGAAGACGATTATTTAAAGGAAATCGAAAGAGAAGCTTACGATAATGGTAATATGATCTTTAGAGCCTGGGAGAATGATAGAGAAGGTGATAATAGTATTAGAAGAATAAAAGGCTTTGCACCTAATGAAGAAGATTCTGAACCATTAACAGAAGGAGCTTATGATTCAGTTACCAGAAGAGTAGTTACGGATATTATGGCTGCCTGGAAAGAAGAATATGACGGTACAGAAGGCAAGTTAAGCTTTGAAGAAGAATATGAAACCCAAGATGCAAAAGGCCGTCCATTAGATTTTGCTTTAAGTGCTGATCTTTTAGTTCAAGAAACAGAAGAAGGAACTTACAAAGTTGATGGTGGAGCAGATGCAGAATCTCAAAGAAGCGACGATGATGATGATGATGAGGATGAACCAGATTTAGCATATCTTGAAATCAGATTCCAAGTTGATCCTAGATCACTACCTCAGTTCTGGTCAAGAATTTATGAAGATCTAATCGATGTAGTTAGGCATGAAATTGAGCATCTAACTCAGATGGGTGTTAATTTAGTACCTGCAAAAGAGACTCCGGATGATGAAATGTTAAGACAAATGATTGACTGGGAGCTTTTACCTAAAGCAGACTATTTTAGACTTCAGTCAGAATTAGAACCAATGCTTCAGGGAATGTATTTAAAAGCTAAAAAGACAAGAACTCCTTTTAAGGATGTTTTAAATAACTACCTAGATATGCAGGATGTTACTCCGGAAGAAAAAGAAAGTATCTTAAATCTTTGGAGAACAAAAAGAAAATCATTATCTTTACCAGAATTCTAACACCAGTATAAAATGAAAGAATCAGTTTTAAAAAAAGAATTTAAAGAAGCAGACTTACAAAGGATGCGAAACCTAATACAGGGAAAGACCGGAGAAAAAACCAGTGTTTCCTCTGGGTATATAAAAAACCAAGTTGATAGACAGGAAGGTGAAATCTGGGAGGAGGATGGTCGACAGTGGACTATTAAAGGAGGAATAAAACAAACAGTCTCTAAATTACAGAAAGCAAGAGACTTAGGTAAAATGCCTCTCTTCTGTCCGGAATGTAAGACCCTAATGAAAGGGCGTTACGATGCTCAGTTTTACAACATACACCACCACTGCTTTGATTGTCAGATTAGATTTGAAACAAAATTAAAAGCAACCGGAAAATGGGACGAGTATCATGATTCAATCCACAACTCTGAAATTGATGCTTTGATTGATAATTTTGAACTCTGGACCGATGATCTAATCAATGGAAGTAATGATGGCTTTATCTCAGAATCTGGTGAACTAGAAAATTGGTCTAAGACAAACAAGGAAAGGATATTAAAGCAAAAACAGGAAGCTATTGAGTATCTTGAAAAGTTAAAAAAATAAACCTATTTATTAATATGAGTAACTCTTTTGACATGTCAAATTGGAGACGTAAGTACGTCTTAATGGCAGAAAACGATAATGAACCTATAAACAATAAAGAAGAAGCTAGTGAGAATAAAGTATTTGGACCTGGTGAAGATCCTTTTAGTGGTTATATAACCCCGGAACAGACGATGGTAGCTAAAGCCTTTATGGTTGACCCTACTAGAACCGAGTTTGACCACAAAAACAACGAAGTAATATTCCCAGACCCTATTAGAATTGAATTAGCAAAAGGCGGTGAGGCAATGTTAGCAACTGTAAAGATGGGTAACCGTTTAGGGTCTATACGTGGTTATTTTGATGAGAATGGACAGGAGATACCTGGAGCTTATATTAAGATGCCTTCACAGCACCCAATGGGAGAAACTAAAAAACCTACCAAAACAGAAGTAGTTGATCAAATCAAGCATTTTCTGAAAGAAAAGTATTAATACTAAACGTAAAGTAAATAGTAAAAACCATGACAGAATCTCTTAAAGATTTAACCGCTAATCAATTAGCTCTACATATCATAAACCTAAGTAATGAATTACAGTATTATACTCAAAAAAAAGACGAGAGGGGAGTTGCGGATACTAAACAAGATTTAGAAGACGCTAAAGCGGAGCTGAGTCAAAGGAGACATAATAAAGGGGTTACTGAAGCTAAAGGTACATTATGCGGAAGATGTGGACACGTTCACGTTAAAGGTACACCTTGCCCAAGACCTTTTAAAGAAGGAGCTAAGCCGGATTATCTTGATTTAGATAAAGATGGTAACAAGACCGAACCTATGAGAAAAGCAGCTAAAGACCGTAGCTTAAAAAAAGAAGTCGTTACTAGTGTACTAACCAAGTTAAAAGAAGTAGATGCTGACCCAAAATCAGGAGCGGTTGTAATGAAGAAAGGAACAAACGTTTCTGATATTAAAAAATACACAGATCAAGGAGTAGATGTTGAACTTAAAGAAGTCTACGATTTCTTCGAAAAAACCATGGATGATGATGACTACGTTGATGTATCTGGTCCATCTGTAGAAATGACTATGGAGGAAGTACTTATGGACTTCGAAGAACGCCTTAAAGGAATACCAGAAGAATCTAGAGAAGAAGCTTTAAGAGCAATCAAGACTTTCTGGATTAACATGATTAAAGGTTGGAATCCTGATTTAACTACACCACACCGTGCACCAGTTACTGAAGCAAAGCATCCAATCCTTGAAGCAAAAGAATACGACTACGAAGGTCAAATGGCTAGAACACAATTAATCTCAATTGTTAAAAATGCTAAATCACTTTTTGATTCTATTGGAGAAAAAACACAATTACAGGCATGGGTTCAATCCAAGTTAACTAAGGCAGAAGATTACCTTAATGCAGTTAGAAGTTACCTTGAAGGAGAATCAATTTCTAATACTGCTCCTTTGATGGTGAATAACGAACCTCAAAGAGATGCAGAAGGAACTGCTTTAAACATTGGGGATGTAGTAAGGGGAGCAGATGGTAGAATCTACCAAGCAGTTCATTCTTATTCAGAAGGTAAACCTTTCTTAACTCCTTTCGATTTAAAAAAGAGAAAAACTATAAATTTAAGCGAAAGACATTACTTTGATTCAGTGAATGAGAACGAAATGTCACCAATCAAAACAATGTATAAAGTAATGCCGCATACACAAACAAAGGGTGGCTTTACAAAATAAAAATCCGTATCTTTAGCTACCAATGAACAAACAAGAACTAAGATCAGTAATTAAAAAGACTATCATTAAAAAGATGAAAAGTGAGGGTATTAATAAATACCAAGAGTATAAGATATTAAATCAAGTACCGGATATGATCTCTATTCTCACCGATTTGATGTCTCCACAGTTTAATTTGTTTGTGAAAGACATACAATGGGTAGCACCAAAACCACCTACTTTCAGAGTAATTCTAGAAAATAATTTTTCTTTTTATTTATCAGATTTAGGAAGATCTTGGATGGCTGAAGTTGAAGGAAAAAGATACTATTTACTTAATTTAGGTGAAGAAGATCAAGCAATAGATTCTATCGCTAGATTACTCAGGTACGGTAAAGCAGTTAATCCTGAAAATGAAGCAGATACTGGAGGAATGGATACAGGCTCAAGCACCGGCGGTGGTGGTAACATGGAAGCAGCCTTGGAAGAACCACTTGGCGGAGAAGAAACACCAGCAGAAGAAACACCGGAGGAAGTTTAATGGATATTTTAGAAAAATTTATAAGACAGGTTTCATACAAGTTTCCTAAAGGATACCCGGATTTAAGTAATGAAGCTGATAGGAAACTATTATTTGAATTATTTGAAGTAGAAACATCAGCAGCTCCTAAAGACAGAAGCCAGTATGACAGAATTATAGCTAAAGTCTTAACCGGAGATGAGAACGGAGAAATACCACAACCTTCCCGTGTTTACATAGTAGGAGAACCTAAAAATCAAAACCTAACAGGGGAAGATGAGAAGATTTTCTCTAAATTATACCCTATATCACCTCCAAAATCACAAAAGGATATCGATAGTGCAGGAAGCAAAGGATCTGGAAACGGTGAAATTGCTATGTATTGGCTTTTATCTAGAGGACATACTGTTGAAGATAGCAGGGGAAGTGATAACCCAGATTTAATAATAGATGGTAAAACCGGGCTTGAAGTTAAAGCTTATGAAACTACCGGAATGACCTTAGGTCGTTACGGATCAGATAAAGATAATATTGCAATCTTAGGTGTTGTGTTTGGAGTTTCTACACTAGTAGGTACTTTTCAAGGAGCTAAAAGAACTGCAGGAACAATGACTTTTAACACTGATGAATTATTAGAAGCATTTAAAAGACTTTCTGACTTTGATCAAAGTGATCTAAGGAAGATAGCAAGTCAATACGCTCTAATAAAGAATATTTACGATAATATTGACGCAGTTAAAAAAGCACTTCATATTGAAGGTGAAATCACACCAGAACACGGTACAGCAGAAATGCTTAGACGTCTAATAACAACTAAATTATCAAAAAAACCGGGTATTGGAGGATATATTGTTAATGTAAGCCAAAAAGGAAACATTAAATACACTCAAATAACCTCAGAATTACTAGAAGGACTATCAGACGAGCAATTACTAAAAGGAGTATCAACTAACCAGGGTGCTTTAAACATCATAACTAATACTCTATTCTCATAATATTTATAATATATGTGCAGCTGTGGATGTAATACTTGCGGAGGAAAAGCTCCTCTATTAAACGAAGGAATAACCTTCCAGCAACCTCTCTCTGAGAACCTGCTTTACCATATTAAAAATAAGAAACCACTCACAGAAAATACCTTTAGGTACGGTTCACCTGCTTTTCTAAACTTATGGAAAGAAGCTAGAACTTTATATTCCAGAAACATCATTGATGTAGGGGCAGATGATAAGCAGATCATAACCGAAACTCACTTAGGTGAATACGGTTTATATGAAGGAGACTTAGTCCCTTTAGACTTACCAATGCTTGACGAAGGAACTTTTAACTCTAACGATCATATTGCAACTTTCGGAGACCGTGAAGGCAATATGGCAGAAATCTATAAGAGACGGGACGGTTATTATGTAGATACTAACGAATATGATTTTGATGCTGCATCTTTAGAGGAGTTAGAGCAGAAATTAAGGCAGTATGGATTCACACAAGCGATTGCTGGGCAGTTAAGAGAAGCTAAATATCAAGGGAAAGAAGTACCGTTAGGTAAACCAAAGCGTGGTGGTTCTAAGAAATTTTATGTATACGTAAAAGATCCAAAAACCAAACGTATTAAGAAAGTTTCTTTTGGTGGAACAACCGGCCTAAAAGCTAAAATAAACGACTCTGAGGCAAGAGTGAACTTTGCAAAAAGACACAACTGCGCAGGTAAAAAAGATAAAACTAAACCAGGATATTGGGCCTGCCGCCTACCAAGATACGCTTCTTTATTAGGACTTAAAGGATCTTACTCAGGTTACTGGTAAGCTATTTATAATAACATTATATGAAAACTAAGTTAAAAACTTTGAATGAATTGCAATCAGCAAATCCTGCTGATGTTATGATACCAGTTACCTTAGACCCTCAGGTGGTTTTAATGCTTACTGAGAGACTAAAAGACGAATATACCGCTCATTACTTTTATAGAAATGCAGCAAACTGGTGTGCAGATAAAGGGTATTTAAAAGCAACTGCATTCTTCACACAAGAAGCTGCTAATGAATTAACTCATGCAGAGATGCTACAAAAATACATGGTAGATTGGAATGTACTTCCGGTGATTGCACCAATCAAATTAATACCAGACTTTACAAACCTCATTGATATTGTTAACAAAGCATATAAATTAGAATTAGATTTATTACTAGCTTATAACAACGTATCAACAACTATATTCTCCTCAGACTTATCTACGTTTGATTTCTTACAAACACTAAGAACCGGGCAAGTAGAATCAGTAGCAGAATATTCAGACCTATTAAATGCAGCACAACTTATAAACGTTGCTAATTCCTTTGAAATATTATATTACGAACAGACTTACTTCTAATGAAATTAAAAAGACAAAGAAAAAGCAGAGCAAGAAAAAGAATAAGTATCAACTTACCTCCTAAATACACTGCTTACTTGTTAATGAAGAGAACTTTAACATTCGATTTATTATTTTCTTAACAAACTTATGACCAAGCTTACAGACATACTACAGCAGATTCTTTTAGAAGAAAAAGAGAAGCGTGATAGGTGTCTTCGTATTGCTGATCGTAAATACGACAAACCTTCAGCCTATAAATCAGGTGCTGTGGTTAGATGCCGTCAAGGTGAGATTTGGAAAGACTTAAAAGAAGATACAGCCTTTTCAGCAGAACAAAAAATTGATGAGTTACCTAAGGGAAAGCTATTTGATGATGCAAAAAATATAGAAGGCATCTTTAATAAAAGTCAACATAGCTGGAGTGAAGTAATCGAATTATTTGAAAAAAATAAAGATAAAGATCAGGAACAGTATGTGAATACAGAAGACATTCATATTACACAACCTAATATCCAAAGCAATAAAGTAAAACAAATAATTACAAATACAAAAGAATTACCTATTATAAATGTTGTTGAATTCCCAGACGGTGAAAAAGTAATTTATGATGGACATCATAGACTTGTAGCTAACTGGGCTCTAGGAAATAAAAAAATTAAAATAAACCTAGTTCAAGTTGAAAATTTAGAAGAAGCTGAATCATTACATAAGTGGTTTAGCCGTCAAGGAGCAAAAGGAAAAGAAAAAGGATGGGTAGACTGTAACGCACCAGACGGAAGCGGAGGTTATAAATCCTGCGGAAGAAAAGAAGGAGAGAAACGCTCTAAATATCCTGCTTGTAGACCAACAGCAGCACAATGTAAAACACCTGGAAAAGGAAAAACTTGGGGAAAAACAAAATGATTAACCTATTAGACATATTAAGCGAAGCAGAGATTGGAAAATGCCCTGCACCTACGCAGAACATCGAACTAAACCTTCAGAACAGACAGAAGGCAATTAATGAGTATGGGTACGGTCCATTAAATCCAAACGAACCTAATGAGAAATTCTGGCAAGCTAAAGCAGATATGTGGAAATTAGATTCTATAGAAGAAGCTAAGAAATCACTCTGTGGTAATTGTGCAGCATTTGATATAACTAAAAAGACTTTAGACTGTATTGCAAAGGGAATAGGTGATGATGAAGGTTCTGAAGATCCTTTTGATGTTATTGAAGCCGGGGATTTAGGTTACTGTAGGTTCCTTAAGTTTAAATGTGCAGCTGCAAGAACTTGTGATGCCTGGGTTGTTGGAGGTCCGATAACGGATAAAAAAGATGGTAATAAGTCTTGATAAGTGGTTTAACCACCTAACTGCACCAAAGCAAGAACTAAGTAATAAACCTATCTGTCCCTTTGCTAGAACAGCTATTAATAATAGAGAATACACTATTCAGGAGACAGACCTTGATAATATAGAAAATCAAATAAGAGATGCAGATATAATAACTTATAAAGTCTGTATTTTTTATCTACCAGCTTACGAAAATTACAGTATTGAAACTTTAGAAATTAAAACTAAGAGTCTTAATGAAATTTTTATACCTGACAATAAAGTAGTTTTAGATAATGATCCAAGGAACCCTTTTGTAATTAACGGAGTAACAACCACATTCCCGGATTGTTATTTATGGGTAGTTCAAGACCTAGCAGACTTGACTTCTAAGTCAAACAGTCTTAAATTAACAGACTATTACAGTCACTGGACAAAGCAGCAATTAGATGAAGTTGTAACATGGAGAAACCTTACAAAGATTTAGAAATAACCGACGAATATATTATAAGAGAATTTGGACCCGATATAGATCCAATCGAACTTCTATGGCATAGGGACGATGAAGACCGAATGGTAGAAGTATTAGAATGCGGTGAAGGTTGGGGTTTTCAATTTGATGATGGACTTCCTTTTGAATTAGAACCGAAAACATCTATATTTATATTAAGACACGACTGGCACAGGGTTGTAAAAGGAACAGGGAACCTAATTTTAAAAATACATAAAACATGAAAGAGAATATAAAAAACATAATTATAGTTTTACTAATTATTTTAGGAGGTGCTGTTATATACTCCCTACACGTTAAAGACATGACAAGCCTACCTAATGTTGAAGGTTATCAAAAAACAATCGATTCCTTAAATAACGCTATTCTAACAAGTAAAAAAGAAATAGCTAGGTTTGATTCTTTAAATAACATCCAGGAAAATAAGATTAAAATCTTAACAACTAAATTAGGAAACACTGCAGTTTTAGCTGCTAAAGAACATAAAAAACATGAAGAAGATATTAAGCGTATTGGTGCTATGTCTAATAATGACGTCACCGCTCTATTCACAGAAAGCTTCGATTGATACTTGCTGTGTACCTTGTAACACTTTAAGAAAAGCTTTAATCATTAAAGAAGAAAGAACTTACTGTGGAAAGCAGTTAGGTTTTGCTAGAGATTCTATCACTACCCTACAGCAAATTATTCTACATAAAGACACTGTTATATCTTATAAGGATAGCACAATCGCTACCTACGTTAAAATTGAAAAAGATTACAAGAATATTATAACTAATAAAGACTCTATTATTGCTGAATACAAGAAAGCATATCTAGCTCAGAGAATACAAAAGTATATTGCATATGGAGTTTCTAGTATTATACTACTAGTAGGTATCTTCTATTAATTATGAGTCAAGACTTAAAAGCAGTTATAAGGCAGGAATATGTAAAGTGTGTTGTAGATCCAGTACACTTTATGAAGAAGTATTGTTTTATACAACATCCTCAGAGGGGTAGGATCTTATTTCACCTATATCCTTTTCAGGAAAAAGTACTAAAACACTTCCAAGATCACCCTTATTCTATAGTTTTAAAGTCAAGACAGTTAGGTATTTCCACCTTAGGAGCAGGATATGCACTGTGGTTAATGCTTTTTCACAAAGATAAAAACGTTCTAACCCTTGCAACAACACAGGCAACCGCACGAAATCTTGTATCAAAAGTGCAGTTTATGTATGAAAATCTACCATCTTGGTTAACAGTCCCGGCAGTAGAACATAATAAACTGTCTCTAAGACTGTCAAACGGGTCAAAAATACAAGCCAAATCATCAAATTCAGACTCTGCTCGTTCAGAAGCTGTATCATTACTACTAATTGACGAGGCTGCCTTCATTGATAACATTGCAGAAACATGGGCATCAGCACAGCAAACCTTAGCAACTGGAGGAGGAGCGATTGTATTATCAACTCCATACGGTACCGGTAACTGGTTTCACCAGACCTGGGTAAGAGCTGAATCAGGAGAGAATGATTTTCTACCGATTAAATTACCTTGGTACGTACACCCGGAAAGAAACGATGAATGGAGAAAAAGACAAGATGAATTACTAGGAGATCCAAGACTTGCAGCACAGGAGTGTGACTGTGATTTCTCAACCTCAGGAGATACTGTCTTCTACGGAGAGTATTTAGAGTTCTACCAACAGACCTACGTCACAGAACCTATGGAGAGACGCGGTGCAGATCAGAATTTATGGATCTGGGAACCGGCAGACTACTCAAGATCCTATATGGTAGTAGCGGACGTGGCTAGAGGTGATGGAAAAGACTATTCTGCCTTCCATATTATCGATGTTGAGAACAACGTACAGGTAGGAGAATACAGAGGACAATTAGGAACAAAGGAATTTGGTCATCTACTTGTGGGAATAGCAAGTGAATATAATGATGCACTACTAGTAATTGAGAATGCATCTGTAGGATGGTCAACAATTCAGACTGTTATCGATAGAGGCTACAGTAATCTTTACTATTCTCCAAGAAATGGTAACATTACAGCAGAATCTTACTTTGATCAATACGATCCAAACTCAAGCCTGGTAGCAGGATTCTCAACAAACCAAAGAACCAGACCAATTATTGTTGGTAAATTTCAAGAATACGTTAATGAAAAATCCGTAACCATTCAATCCAGACGCTTGATTGAAGAAATGAAAGTATTTGTATGGAAGAATGGTAGAGCAGAAGCACAGCATGGTTATAATGATGACTTAGTAATGTCTTTTGGTATAGGAATGTACATCAGAGACACTGCTTTAAAATTCAGACAGCAGGGAATGGACCTAACCCGTAACATGCTCAATAATATTTCCACGGCAAAACCAACCTACCAAGCTGCCTACCTACCGTCCAACGTAAGAAACCCTTATGAAATAGACGATGGAAAAGGAGGAAAAGAAGATATAAGCTGGATTTATTAACTATTTATACTTATATTGATTAATAGCAATGGCAGACACTAGTGTATTTTCGAGACTACGTAGATTATTCTCAACAGATGTAATTATAAGGAACGTTGGGGGTGATCAACTTAAAGTTGCCGATACAAATCAAATTCAGATGTCTGGAGAATTAGAAAATAATTCTTTAGTAGCAAGATACAACAGAATTTATACAACTTCCCCGACTTCGTTATACGGATATCAATCATCTTTCAATTATCAGACTTTAAGAACACAGTTATATTCTGAATATGATGCTATGGATACTGATGCAATCATTGCTTCAGCCTTAGATATTCTATCAGAAGAATCTACTCTTAAGAATGATATGGGAGAAGTGCTTCACATCAGATCAAATGATGAGAATGTACAGAAAATACTTTATAATTTATTTTATGATGTATTAAATGTTGAATTTAATTTAAGCTGGTGGATTAGAAACATGTGTAAATACGGAGACTTTTTCTTGAAATTAGAAGCTTCAGAAAAGTACGGTGTTTATAATGTAATTCCATTCTCAGCATTCAATATAGAAAGACAAGAACATTATGATTCAGAAAATCCAACTGCTGTTAGATTCCGTTATGACCCAGACGGCTTGGCCGCTGATACTTATGGATACTTTAAAACTCCTAATCAGCACGATGCCAAATCTATTTATTTCGACAATTACGAAATAGCCCACTTCCGTCTTTTAACAGACGTTAATTTCTTACCTTATGGACGTTCTTACATTGAACCTGCTAGAAAATTATTCAAGCAGTATACTTTGATGGAAGATGCAATGTTAGTTCATAGAATTGTAAGAGCTCCTGAGAAGAGAATTTTCTACATGAATGTCGGTGGTATTCCTCCTAATGAAGTTGAAGGCTTCATGCAGAAGGCTATTACTAAAATGAAGCGTACTCCTTATATCGACCAGCAGACAGGTGAATATAATTTAAAGTACAACATGCAGAACTTAATGGAGGATTTTTATATCCCGGTACGTGGTAATGACACTGCAACTAAAATTGATACTTTAGGAGGATTACAGTATGACGGTATTACAGACGTAAATTACCTTAGGGATAAATTATTTGCTGCCTTAAGAATACCAAAAGCATTCCTTGGTTATGATGAAAAATTACAAGGAAAGGCTACTTTGGCTGCAGAAGATATTCGCTTTGGTAGAACAATAGAAAAAATACAGAGAATCATAGTTTCTGAGTTATATAAGATTGCATTCGTGCATTTATACATTCAAGGATATAGAGACGAAGCATTAACCAATTTTGAATTATCATTAACCACTCCTTCAATCATTTATGATCAGGAAAGAGTAGCGTTATTAAAAGAAAAAATGGATCTTGCAACTCAAATGATGGAATCTCAGTTAATTTCTTCTGATTGGATTTATGATAATATCTTCCACTTAAGCCAGGATGAGTATGAAGAAATGAGAGACCTGGTTAGAGAAGATGCTAAGCGTAAATTCAGATTATCTCAAATAGAAAACGAAGGAAATGATCCTTTAGAATCTGGAGAAACTTACGGAACTCCTCACGACATTGCAACAGCATACGGTAAAGGAAGAGTCTACACAAGACCAGGCTCAGTACCGGATGGTTACAATGAAGACGAACCAGAAATGGGCCGTCCTAGAGAAAAAGCATCTTTTATCAATGGTACAGAAGATCCTTTAGGAATGGATAGACTTGGTAGAAAAGCAAACAAAGTTGACGACCAAGAAGGGTATGGTAGAGATAAAACTTCACCGTATGCAATGGAAGCAACTAAGAGAGAATTTTCTAAAATCACAAGAATATTAGAAGAAATTCCATCTAAGAAAAAGATGATTTTTGAAGGAGAAAGAAAAGCTAATGGTCTATTAGACGAGAGTCAAATTAGGGAATAATAATTTACACATATTTATTAAAAAACATATATTGATGCAAATCAAGCACTCGAAATTTAGAAATACAGGACTTCTTTTTGAACTTCTGGTAAGGCAGATAACCTCCGATACTTTGGAAGGTAAAAATTCTGCCGCTATCAATATTCTTAAAAAGTATTTTGTTAATACAGAATTAGGGAAAGAGTATAAATTGTACGAGCAATTAACAGCTCATAAAAACCTGACTGAGGCTAAAGCTGAGATGATCATCAACACCTTAGTTGAAACATCAACTAAATTAAAAAGATCTGAGATTAGAAAACAGAAATATAATCTTGTAAAAGAGATTAAAGATAATTACAATGTTGAGAAATTTTTTAAAGTTAAAGTTAATAACTATAAAATATTTGCAGCATTAAACAACCTAATTGAAAATCAAACCTCAGATAAAGTAACACCGCAAACCACTATCAATAACAAAGTTACACTTTTAGAGCATTTGACAAAAGCTGCAGTTATAACACCGGTGGATGAGTTACTTGAAGAGTATAAAGGGTACAGTAAAGACTTAAGAGTGCTAACCTACAGACTTCTTTTAGAGAAATTTAATGATAAGTATGATCATTTAAACACTCAACAGAAGGAAGTTCTAAGAGAAGTTATTAACTCTATTGATAATACAGATAAGTTAAAAGACTACTACAACACCAGAATTAATGAAGTAAGAGAAACCCTTAAGAAGAAAATTAAGCAAAGCTCAGAAAAGGTAATGCAAATCAAACTTGTAGAAGTACTTAAATACATCCAGCCAATCTCTAAGACTGGTAAAGTTACCAATGATTCAATCATAGATTTACTACAGTATTACGAATTAATAAACCAGTTGTAATTATGACTAGGGATGAATTTAAGCACCAACTTAAAGAATTGCTAGAAGAAGAATCAACCTCCGGAGCAGCAGGTGCTTATAATACTCCTTATGCTTTTAACCCTAATAAAAATGCCCAAGGTACTTCCCGTAATTATTATTTAAAGATGGGATGGAAGCTTGTAAATAAAGCCAAGACTAGAAAAGCAGCCAAGGGTATGGAATACAAGGATCTTTGGAAATAAACAACCCCTATTTATAACATATGAAAAGCCTACAAGATAAATACACTCTGATCAAGGAAGGTAAAGGTAATAAAGAACTTTTTATAAAAGAAGCTAGAACCTTATTCCCTAATGTAGTGACAGGCGCACTTACATTTGATCAAGCAATACATAATTTAACAGAAAGAGGAATTATCTCTGAAAATATAACCGGAGTATTAGTTTCTAGAAAAGGAGAGCCAAACTGGTTTCAAATTTTTAACGAAAATACAGAAGCAATCAAAGCTACTTTGAAAGATACAGATAAGTCTGTAAAAGAAAAAGAAGTTGCCGGGTATGATTACGAAGATAAGAATAATAACAACAATATTTCAACAGCTGAAATTCTAAAAGGATATTATGCTGAGATGAAAGATCCTAAAAATGCAGAGAAGACAGAAGAGGAACTTAAGAAGATCGTATTTAAGAACCTTGAAAAAGACCCAATGTACTATATTAAAGATGGAGCATTTGGCATTAAAGGCATCGGATATACTGAGGATGCTCCTGGTTTAGGTACAACTAAAGAAATAACAGGCAAATACAAATCTTCAGGAATGGAACCTGTTAAATTGAATGAATCAAAAAATAACACCACAAGTAAAAAAAGAGTAGTTAAAAAACACCTTACGGAAATGGAAAACACAAATACAGACGCTGAAGCACTTAGAAGAAAGGCTGATGCTATCTACGACTTAGGTCACAGAGCTTACACCGGTAAAGATTATAGTGAAGCTGATAGACTTCGTAACAGAGCGTTAACTTTAGGACAAGACTTAGGTTTAGGAGAAGCAGAATTTCCTCCTTACGACAAATTAGCTTATGTAGTTTACACATACCCTTACGGAAAACCTGAAGAGAAAACACTCTACCAAGATAACATGACAGCTCGTAGTGCTAAAGGAACAGCTTTCACTTATAATATGGACGATGATTCTGAGAGATTTGGTTATATGAAACAATCAGAATGGGAAAAAGAATACGGTCCTACAAGAGAAGGAAAAACTGTTTCAAAAGATAAGAATAGAGAAACACTTTCAGAAGCTAAGAAAAGAGCAATTGAAAAACACTTAAAGGAAATTGAAAAATTAGGCGAAGTTGCTGCATACGAATATAAAGCTACAAAAATTCAAGAGAAAATCGAAGAATTAAAAAATAAAATAACTATGACCGAAAGTGACGACGTTAAGGAAATGGTTGATAAAAATGCAATTAAAGAAATTAAAAAAGATATTGCATTATTAGAGAAGAGAAAAAAGATGTATGAAGCTAAAAAAGCTCAAGCAGCAAAAAGAGTTTCTGGTGATGCTACAAGACCAAAAGCAGCAGGCGGAGAAGAAATCATTGATGAAGCCAAGGAGAAAACTTCTATGTGGCAAGAAGCAATGAAGACTGTGTTAAAGAAAAAAGGATATTAATAATGACTAAAAATTTACTTATTGAGACCATCTCATTCACACCAAAGCCTTTAAGTTTATCTGAAGGAAAAGGTGCAAACGGATTACCTTTAGTAGAAGGTATCTTAGCTACTGCTGAAGTAAAAAACGGCAACGGTAGATACTATAGCAGAAAAATCTGGGATAGGGAAATTAATAAGTATATGGATTCAGTTAAACAAAATAGAGCAGTTGGTGAGTTAGATCATCCAGAATCTACTGTTATTAACTTAAAGAATGTATGTCACAACATCAAAGATATTTGGTGGGATGGTGATCATATTATGGGTAAAATTGAAATCCTTCCAACCCCTTCTGGGAATATTCTAAACGCATTGATTAACTCAGGAATTACTGTTGGTGTATCATCAAGAGGGATGGGCTCAGTAAAACAAATGGGAGAGACTTTAGAAGTACAGAATGATTTTGAATTATTATGTTTTGATTTTGTATCTACTCCTTCTAACCCAGGATCCTGGATGACACCGGTAGGTAAACATACCATGAACGAAAGTGTGAACCCTTCGGTAAAAAATTACGATAAGGTAAATGAAATTGTGCGGGAGATTCTCTGCGCACATGGTAATTGTCCCCTTTTCTAAGACCCCAACATAGTTTCTCAAAATCTCACCTATTTATAAGAGATGGAGAAACTATGTCCAACTTGTAAGAAACTGAAGACACTATTAGAGTTTAGTAAGAATAAGCTACGTAAAGACGGTTTACAGAGGGAATGTAAGGTTTGCTGTAAAGCAAATCACGATAAACATTACTACAGTAAGAAATCTCCGACAAGGTGGAAAACCCCGGATGAACCTGGTTTAAAAACTTGCACAGACTGTAAGGAAGTGAAACCTCATGAACAGTATAGTAAATTAAAAGCAGGAAAGTATGGGTTAGCTAGTAGATGCAAGGAATGCACAGCAAAGCGGCACAATGCATGGAGACAGGGGAGCGGAAAAGAGTGGGAGAATAATTACACAAGAACACGAAAGAATAACGATCCAGAATATAAAGTAAAGTATCTATTAAGAATGAGGTTACTTGACGCAATAAAAAGACACGCAACAGGCGGTAAAGTGAGCAAGAAACACTCGGCGATTGGGTTACTTGGATGTACTATAGAAGAAGCGGTTGGTTATCTAGAGAAGCAGTTTCTAGCAGGTATGACTTGGGGTAATCACGGAATAGTGTGGGAAATCGATCATATAAGACCGTGTGCTTTTTTTAACTTAGAAAATCTAGAAGAGCAGAAAGAATGTTTTAATTTTAAAAACCTACAGCCGTTGTTCATAACAACAAAAATAGCTGAAAAGTACGGACATATGGGACATGTAGGGAATAGAAATAAATTAAATAAAATATTTTAGACCTGAAAAAAAATAAATTTTTTAAATTAACCCTCCATTAAAACCGGAGGGTTTCTTTTTTGATAAAACTATACCTATTTATGAGTATATGTGCTGGATCTGAATACGGCACCTGAAAATTTTACAAAACACTTATTACGCTATTTTTATTAAGCGTACTTCCAAAAAAAAATTATTATTAGGAAAAAATGACAAACAGAGAATTGTTCAAAGAAGCGATTGCAGATGCAAAAGCGGTAAAGGAAGTGGCTATCACTAATGCTAAAGCTGCATTAGAGGAAGCATTCACTCCACATTTGAAATCTATGCTTGAAAAGAAATTAACAGAAATGGAAGAAGACGACACTATGGAGGAAGTAAAACACGAAGATACCGATTCTATGGAAGAAATCAACCTTGAAGAACTTCTTAAAGAACTTGAGGATGAATCAGAAGAAGAAACTGAGGAAATGCCTGGAGAAGAAGAGGAGACAGAAGAGGAAGAAGAAATCGATCTTGAGAACATGACTGCTGAAGACTTGGAAGCATTTATTGCAAGTGTAGTTGACGAAATGATTGAAGCTGGTGAGCTAGAAGCTGGACCAGGATCAGAAGAAACTCCAGAAATGGATATGGACATGGACACAGAAGAAGCTCCAGAAGAAGAACCAATGATGGAAAACAAAGAAAACTTAGACGAAAACGTTATCAACGACTTAGCTCAACAACTTGTTCAAACAGGTTTAACTGACAACATGCATACTGCACAGGCTATTATTAGCGGCCTTGGTGCTGGTGCTGGTTTAGCAGGTTCTGCCTTAGTAGGAGCTGTAAAAGCTATGATTTCTAAAGCTAAAGGTGCAACCAAAGGCAAAGAAGTAACTGAAGAAAGTGAATTAAACGAAGATGTAACTTCTTTCGGAATGCAAGGTGCTGAAATGCTTAAGTATGTTGCTATGGTAATTTCTGCTTTGGGTGTTGCTGGTGCTGCTGGGTTTATGAAAGCATCTGCTGATGAAAAGAAAGCAATGCTTAAGAAAGCTGCTGAGAAAGCTAAAGAAGAAGGTTCAAGTGAACTTGAAGAAGCTTTACTTACAATCGAAACTTTAAAAGCAGACTTAAACGAAGTTAACCTTCTTAATTCTAAATTACTTTACACTAACAAAATCTTCAAAGCTAAGAATTTGACAGAAGCACAAAAAGTACAAGTACTTTCTGCATTTGACAATGCGGAGACTGTAAAAGAAACTAAGTTAGTTTACGAAACTTTATCTGCTGGTTTAAACAAATCAGACAAGAGAGAGTTGGTGAGAGAAAACAAATCATTTGCATCTAAAACAATTGGTGGTACATCAAAACAGCCTGTGATGGAAACTAATGCAATGGTTGAAAGGTTCCAAAAACTTGCAGGCTTAATCTAAACAAAACAAAAACACTACATTAAATAAAAATGTCAAACGTACAAACATTATTAGAATCTGCTAACCCATGGCAGTCTTTGCAATCTGACGCTGCTAGATTGGCAAAAAAATGGGGAGCTACTGGTCTTTTAAATAACATCAGTAACGAAACTGAAAAGAATAATATGTCAATGATTCTTGAGAACCAAGCTAAACAGTTGGTTATTGAGCAATCACAAACTGGAACTGGTGCTAGCTTCACAACCGGTACTGGTGAGCAATGGGCTGGTATCGCTTTACCTTTAGTACGTAAAGTATTCGGTCAAATCGCTGCTAAAGAATTCGTTTCAGTTCAACCAATGAACTTACCTTCAGGTCTAGTATTCTTCTTAGATTTCCAATACGGTACTGATAAGAATCCTTTCGCTGCAAACAGTTCAATGTATGGTGATTCTTCTGCTAACTTCGGTAACACTTCAACAGGTGCTTTATACGGAGCTGGTCGTTTCACTTACTCTACTAACCAATTCTCTTCTTCAGTAAGTTCATCTGCTGCTAGTTACACTGTAGCTTCTGCTTCTTGGGCTGATGTAAACTTCAACAGTGACTATTCTGCTTCTGCTGCTGGAGGAAGAATCCAAAAAGTATCTATCCCTACCGCATCTATCAGCTCTGATATTGATGTTTTAGGTGTAAGAGGCTTTATAGCAACTTCAGGTTCTACTTTCGCATTGTCAACTTTATTACAAGAATTCACAACTTATAGCGGTGCTGTAGTTAACTTCTACTTCACTGGATCTGCTCCTTCAGTAGCATCTACTTGGTTAGTTGAATACAATAAAGTAACTAAAGATAATGCTCGTGGTGATTTCGAAGCTGGTGCTTCTTATTCAACTCCAAACGCTGAGTCTGCTTCAACTATCGTTATTCCTCAAATCAACGTTCAAATGAGATCTGAAGCTATTGTTGCTAAAACCAAGAAATTGAAAGCACAATGGACTCCTGAATTCGCTCAAGACTTAAATGCATACCATTCATTGGATGCTGAAGCTGAATTAACAGCTGTAATGTCTGAGTACATCTCTTTAGAGATTGATCTTGAGATCTTAGATATGTTGATCGCTTCT